CTACTGCACCTTTGTTGTGGCGACTTTAATCTTTATTAAGGTCGCCACAACAGTCACAACAAAAGGAATTACAGTTACAAGAATGGCCGAAAAAGTGAAATACTGGTTCTCCCAAAAGGCGAAGTACGCTAATCGGCTGATTGGAATACATAAAAACAGTATCACGCCAGCTACAATCAAGGCAGGAAGGTTCCCCCTTGATAACTCTTCTTGTCTGATGCTCATTGCTGCCAGTACCGGGGCTAGGATGAAATACATAAGTATAGGAAGCCCGAGCTGAATCATCCTTCCTATCGATCCAGCAGAGAAATGTAGCAGCCGCAGCGGAATCACTGACACCAGCATAAGAATTATATAAACCAGGCTGGGCCTTAAAGCGATAGGCACCCTTCCGAGGGTTGCTTTGATGCCAATGATGCTGCTTTTAATTAATAAAATCACGTTTTTCTTCCTTCACCTGGCTCCCTTGTCTTTCATTACGAAAGTTTATTGCTTACGGTAGCAGATTTCCCACATCCAAGCTATGGGTAGGGACGGTCGGATCTCTACCGGTTTTGGGTTCCTCAGCGGGCGGGGCCAACCGCGCGCAAAAACACCGATTCAAACGCGGCATTGACCCCTTTCGCCCTTCACGCCGGGGCACAACGCCCTGGGAAGGAGGCGAGGCGCGTGGCTAAAGACGGAACCAACCGGGGCGGCAGGCGCGTGCGCGCAGGCGCGAAACCTGACCAACTCAAGGACAAGCTCGAGGCCGGAAAGCCCGCCTCCCGCCTGCTTGAACCCGCAGACCTCGACCCCTTCGGTTTGGAGGGCGGTGACGTGGGCGATGGTGCGTTGCTTGAGGGTGAGACCATGCCGGAGCCGTCGGCCTACCTGTCCGCGACCCAGCGTGACGGGCAGCCGCTGTTGGCTGGGGAGCTCTACCGGGAGACCTGGGCGTGGCTGGACGCGCGCGGGGTCGCCTCGTTTGTGTCTCCGCGCCTGATTGAGGCTTACGCGCAGGCGTTTGCCCGCTACATCCAGTGCGAGGAAGCAATCAGCAAGTTCGGCCTGCTGGGCAAGCACCCCACCACGGGTGCCGCGATCGCCTCCCAGTTCGGCAAGAACGCCACCGACGCTGACGCCCTGACCGCCCGCAACCAGGTGCTCGGCAAAGAGATCGAGGCCCAGCGCTCCAAAATCCAGGCCCTGAAGGCCGCACTGGATAACGCGTCTGCGTCCTTCGGGCAGTCAGATTCTCGCACCCAGAATTGGCGGATCCAGCTCAACAACGCCACCGCCACGCTCAACGATATGGAGCGCAAACTTTCCGAGAACACTACTAAGATCGACCAGCTCACCACCGCGGCAGGCTCCAGTGAGGGTGAGCTCAAGGACGCGGCCAGTGGTGCGGACAAGCTCTCCCGCGAGGTCGACGAACTCGGCGGCGAGCTCGACGACACCTCGGGCAAGACCCGCATCTTCGGTGATGTCCTGAAAGCCAACCTTGCTGCTGAGGCGATCATCGGCGGGGTCAAAGCTATTGGCGGGGCTATCGCCGGGATTGGTCGTGGGTTTGCCCAGGCCATGAAGGACGGTGTTGCCTACAACGCCTCGATGGAGCAGCACACCACGAGCTTTACCACCATGCTGGGCGACCAGGCCAAGGCCCAGAAGCTGGTCAACGATCTGAAGGTCACGGCTGCCAAGACTCCGTTTGGGATGGAGGATCTAGCCAAAAACAGCCAAACGTTGATGGCCTTCGGTATCAGCGCGGATGAGGCAAAGCTGCGCCTAGGCCAGCTCGGCGACATCTCCCAGGGCGATGCCCAAAAGCTTGAATCCCTCACCCTCGCCTTTGCACAGGTCTCTAGTGCAGTGCCGGCAAGCTATCTGGCCAGGATCTGCTGCAGATGATCAACGCCGGGTTCAACCCCCTGCAGGAGATGGCCAAGAAGACCGGGAAGAGTGTCGGTGAGCTTAAAGAGGAGATGGAAAAGGACGCGATCAGCGCCGACATGGTCGCAGACGCCTTCGCCTCGGCGACGGCGGAGGGTGGCCAGTTTTATGGGGCGATGGAAGCCCAGTCCAAAACCTTTAGCGGCCAGATGTCGACCTTGCAGGATGGGGTCGCGGACCTGAAGGGCGCGCTGGCTGGTGGCTTGTCCTCACTGTTGGCCTCCACCACTTTGCCGGCGGTGAACTCCTGGGTCGATGCCCTTACGACTGGTTTCGAGACAGGCGGCGTGGCTGGCCTACTCCAGGCCCTGGGCACGGTGGTGGAGCAAGCCACCCAGTTCCTCGTCACCGAGGTTCCCAAGATCGGGGTGGAGCTACTCAAAACACTGGACACCTTCGTCCAATCCCTGTCGACCATGGGACCGAGCATCGCCACCCTGGCCTCCACCGTTGTCACCACCGTGATCGGCGAGATCTTAAATCTTCTACCGGGGCTGCTTGATGTGTGGGGGTGCAGATCCTCACCGCTCTGATCGACGGTATCGGCCAGGGCCTTCCCAGCCTGCTGGTCGGCATGGCCGAGGTGCTTGCCGCCATGGTGCAGGTGCTGGCAGACAACCTGCCGATGATCCTTGCCGCAGCCCTGCAGCTGATCACGGGCTTGGCCCAGGGGTTGATCCAAGCCCTGCCGGTACTCATTGAGGCACTACCGACAATTATTCAGGCACTGGTGGACTTCATCATCGCCGCGATCCCCATGATCATCGATGCCGGTATCCAACTGCTGACCAGCATTGTCACGGCGCTGCCGACGATCATTGAGGCGATTGTGGCAGCCCTGCCACAGATCATCACCAGCATCGTGACCGGGATCTTGACTGCTATCCCGCAGCTCATCGACGCCGGCATCCGCCTGCTGACCTCCCTGATCACGGCTCTGCCGCAGATTATCTCTGCAATCGTGGGTGGCCTGGCCTCGGGCTACGGGCAGCTCGCGGACGTGGGAATGAACCTGGTGCGCGGCCTATGGAACGGGATCCAATCCCTGGCCGGCTGGTTGTGGAACAAGGTCGCCTCCAGGTGTGCCTCCATTTGGGGCGGGATCACCAACTACTTCGGGATCCACTCACCCTCGAAGCAAATGGCCTGGATTGGCGACATGCTCACCCGGGGCCTTGCCGGAGGCATCACTGCTACCGGGGCACGTGCGGTGGATGCAGCCCAGGCCATGGCAGGAGACGTCACCGACACCCTGGCCGGTCTTACCGGCGGGGTGACCATCCCCGTTGCCGTGACACCCGAGGGCAGTCCGGCAACCCTCGCCACCTGACCGTCTGGTGTTGGCTCTGGTGGTGGTGTGAATGTTGAAGCTATCGCCACCCAAGCCGCCCAGGCGGTAATCGACCGACTCGATATCCAGGTACACCTCAATGACGGCACGCTGGTGGGCCGCCTGGCACCCCTGATGGATAAAGCAATCGCAGGCCGGGCACGCGCCTCAACCCTGCTACCCGTATAAAGGAGGCGAACTGTATGCGCTCGTTTATCCTCGGCACCTTCAACTCACTGACCACCGGGTGCCGCATCCAGGGCCCGCTCCAAAGTCCTGGCCATGACCACCACGGCCGCCCAGTCACTGGCGGAGAGCGAGTTGGAGCTCGCCCGCGAGCACGCCATCTGCGATACGACCGGCACACCCCAAGTCGACGGCGACGGCCATATTCGCTTTGACACTCCTGAGCAGGCGGCCGCCTTCATCCAGGCCAGGGGCGTGCTGTTATCGGAGAGGGCGGAGCTTTCCGGCCCGTCGTACACCACCATGGCGCACACCCTCTACGAGGCACTCACCGCGCTCACCCAGCCATTCTCGGGTGATGAGGCTGCCGCCTACGACCACCTGTGTGACGCCCTGGAAGCACACCTAGCCATCACCACCGAGCAGGAGGTGACCGGCGATGAGTGACACCACCGACCCACTGAGCTCTGCGAGCGAAGCCCTGGGTGCAGCGCTTTCGGTGCTCATCGAACCCGACCACGACACCACACCCATCCCAGCGGCAGACCCGGTACCGGTTGACCTGCCGTTGCCGCAGGCCAGCACAGGCTCGGTGGATGTGGCCTGGGAAGTCCTCGATGTCCTCACCGGCCCAGACGGGTTGCTCTAACACCACACAGAAAGGAGAGGCCCATGCGCACTGCCTGGACTGTTTCACACACACTATTCACCACGATTGGAGGCATTGTGGGCTGGTTTCTCGGAGGCACGGACGGCTTCCTGCTCGCCCTGGTCACCCTGGTGGCCATCGACTATGCAACCGGTGTGATCGCCGCCTTCGCCACCGGAGAGCTCTCCAGCTCGGTGGGGTTTAAGGGGATCGCCCGCAAGGTCATGATCTTCGCCCTGGTGGGCCTAGCCAACATCCTCGACGTCCACGTCCTGGGTGAAGGAGGAGTCCTGCGGACAACCACGATCTTCTTCTACCTGGCCAACGAAGGCATGTCGATCGTGGAAAACGCTGCCCGTATCGGGCTTCCCGTCCCAGACAAGCTCCGCGACGCCCTGGCCACCATCACCCAGCACCCGGTCCGGGGCAGGCATGTCTACGACGGGCCACTAGCGACGGACCATGTTGATGATCCGCCACCGATCCCACCCGGGAATAGTGACACCCCCGAGTCCATCCAGCCGCCGCGCAGTTCTGCCGGCGGCTTTCTTGTACCCGACAACACTTCCAAGGAGACACCATGAGCTACCAGCAGTCTTTCATCCCCGCCAACCCGTCGAACTACACCAAGGGTCGTGGCGGTAAGCGCATCACCACCATCGTTATCCACCACTGGGACGACCCCGCGAAGAACCCGCAACTGTCCGGGGTGATCGCCACCTTCCAAAACCCCGGCCGAGGAGCGTCCGCGCATTTCGTGGTCGAAGCAGGCCGGGTGGTGCAGATGGTGGACCTGGCTAACACCGCCTGGCATGCCGGCAACTGGCCGATCAACCAGTGCTCGATCGGCATCGAGTGCAACCCGCGCTGCTCGGATGCCGACAAGGCAACCATCGGCGAGCTGATCCGAAACCTGCAGGCCACCTACAGGCCGCTCAAGATCATCGGCCACAAGGACGCTTCATCCACCGCTTGTCCTGGCCGCTACTATCCGCCCGCCAGCGTGCTTGGCCCCTACATCACCGGCGGCGGCAGCCCGGCTGCTCCCGCACCCAGTGTGGGCGGGGACATTGAGGCCCTCGCTCAGGCGGTCATCTGCGGCGAGTACGGCAATGGTGAGGACCGCAAGGCCCGCCTAGGACACCTGTATGACGCAGTCCAGGCCAGGGTGAACGCCAAGCTCAGTGGCAGCGCCCCTGCTCCTGCGCCGGGTCCGAACTTGGATGCCCTGGCGGACGCGGTGATCCGCGGAGACTACGGAAACGGGGCTGAGCGCCGCAACCGGCTGGGCCATCTCTACGACGCCGTTCAGGCGATCGTCAACCGCAAGCTGTCCTGATCTCTAGCCTTTTCTGGCACTGCGCCCCTGCCCACCAACACCGGTAGGTGGGGGCGTTTTTGCCGTCTCCGGGGGTTATCACCACCAACCTGCCGCCGCCTAGAGCGTGGCAGCACCCCGCTGCCCGTGAAGGCAACGCGTCATGTCCGGTTTACGTGCCGGCCAAGGACGCATGGGTGAAAGGACGGTGACAAGACCATGGAGCCACACGTGCAGCGAAAGATCATAACGCTTCGGGAAGGAGGAGCCAGCTTCGGGCAGATCGCAGCAATAACCGGGGTTGGGCGAGAGACGATCAAGTCATGGTGCAGGCGCAACAGCATCACCCCACACGCCAGACGCACACCCACAGATGGGGTCTGCGAGCACTGCGGACAAGCTATTAACCAGCCTCGGCGTGGGCAGAGGTTTTGCAGCCGGCCCTGCCGCATGTCCTGGTGGCACACCCACCCGATGATGCTGGAGCGGCGCGCCATCACTACCCACACCTGCGCCGGCTGCGGGGCCACCTTCGAGGCGTATGGCAACAAGCACCGCAAGTACTGCACGCACGCCTGCTATATCCGCACCCGTTTTGGAACCCGAGGCGGACGCCCATGACCAGCCACACCACGGGCGCGTGCTGGCGGGCAGAAACCCAGACGGCAGCAGACCTGGACTTCCTAGATGCCCTTGCCTCCCGAGGGCTACTGACCCTCAGTCAGGTACGCGCCATTCACCGTCAGCTCGCCGCCTCCTGGGATGGGACCAGGGTGGGGTTTACCCGCGCCAGGACTTGATAAACCTTGCCTGTAGAGCGTTCATGTCACACACGAGACCACCACCGGCGAGACCCACGCGGGCAGAAAGGAGCAGTAGATGAGCCCAGATTTTAAGACCATCACACCACGACGCACACCCACCAGCCGTATCCGCGTGGCCGCCTACTGCCGGGTCTCAACCATGTCGGAGACCCAAGCAGGATCCCTCGCCGCCCAAGTCTCGGCCTACTCCAAGCTCATCTGCTCCAACCCTGCCTGGCAGTTCGCCGGGATCTACACCGACCAAGGCATCTCAGGAACCGCCAGCAACAGGCCCGGGTTTGCCGACATGATGGACCACGCCAGAGCCGGCGACTTCCAGATCCTGCTGGTCAAGTCCATCTCCCGTCTAGCCCACAACACCGTCGACCTGCTCTCATGCGTGCGCGAGCTCGCCACGCTCGGGGTGGCGGTACGGTTCGAGAGAGAAAACATTGACACCTCCAGCGCGGAAGGTGAGCTCATGCTCACCCTGTTGGCCTCCTTCGCCCAGGAAGAATCCCGCTCCATCTCCGAGAACGTCACCTGGGGACACCGCAGGCGTTTTGCGGAAGGCAAAGTCATGGTGCCCTATGCCTCCCTGCTGAGCTACAAGAAAGGCGATGACGGGGGCCTGGCTGTTGATGAAGACCAGGCTAGGATCGTGCGACGCATCTACCGGGAATACCTGGCAGGGCACTCACCCAAAACCATCGCTGCACACCTCACCAAGGATGGTATCCCTACGCCCTTGGGGAAGAAGACCTGGTCCGTGTCCACCATCAACTCGATCCTGCGCAACGAAAAATACAAGGGCGATGCTCTGCTGCAGAAAACTTTCACCGTGGACTTCCTGACGAAAACAACCAAACGCAACGAAGGAGAAATACCTCAGTACTACGTGACCGGTAACCACGAGGCCATCATTGCCCCGACCGTGTGGGACCAAGTCCAGCACGAGCTGGCTAGGCGCTCTGGCAGTTCACGCTCCTTGAGACTATTTCTGTACTTATTCCGGTAATTGTGTTTAGCGTGCAGAGTCTGGTCGGAATTATATGGATGTACAAGGCGAGCTATAACTCCGATCCATCACAAAAACCAGAGTAGAACCAGTGAGTTCTCTACACCTGTGCGCAGCTTATGGCGACGACGCCGTTCCCCTAGCAGGTTGACAATACCCTCCCGTAGCAGGTTGACAATGCCCCTGACTGGCTCGACGCCGTCGCCAACTCCCACCCCTAGAACCTGGCCCGCCGCTCAGACTGTGCTCCCCACATTTTCACCAAAATCTGAAAAATTCCCGCAAAAGCAGCTACCATATTTTTAACCTAGATCACAAAGACGTTAGTGCTGCGAGCTGACGCAGGCAGACCTACCCAGCACCGCAGCTACTGGTTACGAGTTTTGGTATGACACAAATTGCTGCTCTTAGTGGTGTAGATAAGGCTTTCGGCGATCGCCTGGTTTTATCGATTGATTCATTGACGCTTGAAACCGGTCAGGTTGTAGCCCTGATTGGCCCAAATGGTGCCGGCAAGACAACACTGCTACGCATCATTAGTGGGCTATGGGTACCAACCCGAGCTAAGCGTTTAGAGGTTCTTGGCGCTGATCTACTCAAGCCTTTACCCAGAAAAAAGTCCAAGCAGTGGAGTCAACAGCTGGGTTTTGCCAGTAATTCAAGCCAACTGTTTGGCCTGTTAACAGTGCGAGAGAACCTGGAGTATGTCTGCCGCCTGTACGGCGTCCACAAGGCACAGCGGGCTGAGCGGATCAACCGTTCTATGGAGCTTTGTAATGTGGCTGATCGCAGTGGGGATCAGGTGTGGACTTTGTCGACAGGACTTAAGCAGCGCGTCAACATTGCCCGAGCCATGGTCACCAACCCGAAGCTCATTTTCCTTGATGAACCCACTTCTGGTTTAGACCCACTGGCAGCAAATGACGTGTACGGGGTAATACGGCGTCTGCAAAACAGTGGAGTAACCGTGCTGCTGAGCACCCACATCATGACTGAGGTTAATGATCTATGCGATCGGGTGCTGTTTCTATCTAAGGGCCGCATAATGGCTGACGCCTCGCCTGAGCAGTTACGTATGCGTGCTGGAGAGGTGGTTTACCAGCTACAAGTACCAACTAGTCAGAAGCAGAGCGTTATTACTCGCTTAAATGATGAGCTTGGGGCGCGCACCATTATTCGCCAGGACGACGGAGTGGAAGTTGACGTGCTTGCTTTTGGTTTATCCAACTCGAATCTGCTTGACCAGATGGGGCTAACTTACACTCGCCGGGACGCTCAGCTTGCTGATACTTTCTGGCTTTTGGGCGGTGCTGAGTGA